CAAGACTATACAGCGATGGGTCATTCTGTTGACCTAATCAATGGTGTCATTGATGGTTCTCAAATGGCTGACGAGTCTGCTGAAGACAAGCAAGGCGCTGTAGACAGAAATGTTGAACACTTAGAACTAATGGTTGCTAAAAGCGATTGGGGAAGTGAAGACATGACTGCGGCTAATGCTGCGATCACTGCAGGTAAAGCTTACACTGCGTAATCAAATTACATATTAGTGTTGTTAGATTTTTCTTTCAACACTAATATAGTTATATTCAAATAATAATAAGGAGTGAATAAACAATGGCTAAAATAACAATTGACGGTAAAGAGTATGATAGTGAACAGTTACCAGGAGATGTGGTAAACGCTGTCGTAGCAAAAAACGAGATTGTTCAAAATAGAATTAGACACGTTATTGAAATTGAAAAAATTGATGTGTTATCTAACTATTACGATCAAAAAGTCAAAGACTTAATGGTTAAATTCGAAGAAGAAAATAAACCAAAAGAAGAAACTAAAGAAGAACCTAAAAAATAATGGCGGCGATAGCTAATCTTAGAATAGAACAAGGCGCAACATTTACTAGTGATGTTACGGTCAAAGATGCAAACGGAGATGTCTTTGACCTCACTGGTTATTCTGCGTCTGCTAAGATGGCTCAAGGATACGCCTCTACAAGAACCCGAGTTTCCTTTTCAACAGCGATAGGAACCCCTACCAGCGGTGTCATAACCCTTTCTTTAACAGCAGATCAAACAAACGCATTAGACGCACCCGCAAGATACGTCTATGATGTAGAAATACTAAGAGCGTCAGATAGCACAATTACAAGAGTGATTGAAGGAATAATCACTGTTTCCCCTAGTGTAACAATATAATTAAATAGATTATACAACACTATTCTCTTATAAATATACACACAAGGAGAGAAAAATTGGCTAACAACGTAACTGCAACAGTAAATAGTAGTGCTGTAAGCGCTTCTTTAAATAGTAATACTTCAACAGGTCCAAAAACTGTATCTGTATCATTACCTAGCGCAACAAGTTCAAATAGATTACGTTCATTAAATGATGTCAATGCAACATCTCTACAAGATGGTGCTCTACTTCAATATGATGCGAATACTGACAAATTTACAACAAGAAACGAGTTACAAACAACCACAGGAACAATAACGTTTAATGGTGGAAGTTTTTAATAATAGGAGAGATTTCAAATGGCAACAATAATTCAGATAAAACGATCATCTGGAACTACGGCGCCATCCACACTAAAACTTGGTGAACTAGCTTACACTTACGGTACAGGAACACAAGGTAACAATGGTGATAGATTATTTGTCGGTGAGGGTGGAGTAGATGGTAACGGTGATGCAAACAATATTACAGTAATTGGAGGTCAATACTTTACTGATAAGTTAGATCACGTTGACGGAACATTAACCGCTTCCTCTGCTTTACTAGTAGATAGTAATAAAGCAATTGATGAGTTTATAGTAGGTAACTCAGCAACAGTTGGTGGAACAATCAAGTTTAATGAAGGAAGTAATAATGGTTCACACTTTATTGCTCTTAAAGCACCAAACGCTGTAACAGCAACTACAACTTTTACATTACCAGATGGTGATGGGTCTACAGGTCAATTTTTAAAAACTGATGGATCAGGTAATTTAAGTTTTGATACACTTAGTACATCATTTACTTTATCTGCTGATACAGGAACAAATGATACATTCAACACAAGTGAAACATTAACATTTACAGGTGGCGAAGGTATTGATACTGCAGTTACAGATAATACAATTACAATCTCTGCTGAAGATGCATCTGATACAAATAAAGGGATTGCTTCATTTGACAGTACTGACTTTACAGTAACATCAGGAGATGTAACAGTAAATGCTGAAAGAATACAAGACATTGCTGGTGCGATGTTTGGTTCTAATACTGAAACACTTATTACAGCAACTTACCAAGATGCTGACGGTACAATTGATTTAGTGGTTGATAATGATTTATCTAACTATGATAATTCATCATCAGGATTTATTACTGCTTCAAGTACAGATACTTTAACAAATAAAACAATTAATGGTTCTCAGTTAGTAAATGGTTCAGTATCAAATGCTAAGTTAGCAAATTCTACTGTAACTATCTCTGATGGTTCAAACTCAACTGCAACTGCTCTTGGTGGTACAATTACTATTCAAGGTACAGCAAATGAAGTTGAAGTTGCTGAAAGTTCAGGAACAGTAACAGTTGGTTTACCAGATGATGTTACAGTTGGAAACGATTTAACAGTTACTGGAAACTTAACAGTTAATGGTACTACAACAACAATATCAACAACTAACACAGTTGCTTCAGATACATTATTTGAATTAGGTAACGGAACAACAGGTACGCCTGCTAATGACTCTGGTATCATTATTGAAAGAGGTGATTCTGATAACGCATTTATCGGATTTGACGAAAGTGCTGATAAGTTTACGATTGGAACAACTACTGCGACAGGTGCTTCAACAGGTAATTTATCAATCACAACTGGTACTTTAGTTGCGAATTTAGAGGCGACAACAGCAACGTTAGGTGGAAGTGATGTTATCTCAACTGACAACACTAAAACTTTAACAAACAAAACAATTGATGCTTCTTCAAACACATTATCTAACATTGGTAATTCTGCGCTATCAAATAGTACATTTACTATTCAAGGTAGTGACTCATCAACTGATGCAGTTGCTCTTGGTGAAACATTAGTAATTAACAATGGTGAGGGTATTGTAACAGCGATTGCTTCAAATACTTTAACAATCACTGGAGAAGACGCAACAACATCAAATAAAGGTATTGCTTCATTTAGTTCTGATAACTTTACAGTATCATCTGGAGCAGTAACAGTAACGACTGTAGACGGCGGAACATTTTAATTAGTCGTCAGAAGGTTAGATTATGGCGACCGTAATAAAACTTAAAAGAGGAACATCGGCCCCTACGATTAGTAATATTACTAGTGGGGAAGTAGCGGTTGATACTTCAAATCAAAAGTTTTATATAAATGATAGTGGCTCTATAAAAGCCATTGGTGTTGGAAACGATGCCACAACTTCTGTAAAAGGAATAGCGTCATTTGATTCAAATGATTTTTCAGTATCTTCTGGCGCTGTATCTCTTGCAAGTAATATTACGGGTTTAACAAGTCTATCTTCTACAAGTATCACTGTTGGTTCAAGTGGTATTACTTTTGATGATGCAACAACACAAACAACAGCAGGTGCAAGTCCTGCGTTTGCAATTGCTCAGGCGATAGCGCTAGGATAAATAAATATGAGGTATTATGGCAACACCATCTAGTAGAGAAGAATTAAAACAATACGCTTTAAGAGCACTTGGAAAGCCAGTCATAGAAATTAACGCTGATGACGACCAATTAGAAGATAGAATTGATGAAGCGTTACAATATTTTGCGCAATATCATTATGATGGTATAAGAAGAACGTATTTAAAATATCAATACACACAGGCAGATTACAATAGAATAAATGCTGATACATCTGAATCAGTCACTAAAAACTCCGTAACCACTGCTTGGAAAGAAGGTAACGGTTTTATCGTTGTACCTGAAAGTGTAGTATCTGTAATTAATATCTTTCCATTTTCAAACAAAGGTAATCTAAACTTATTTGATGTAAGATACCAATTAAGATTAAATGATCTTTATGATTTTTCTTCTACATCAATAATTAACTATGATGTTGTATTAAGACATTTAGATTTTTTAGATCATATATTAGTTGGTGAAAAACCATTAAGATTTAATCAACACGACAATAGATTATACATTGACCAAGATTGGAAAAATGATTTACAAGTTGGTGAATATATGGTTATAGAGTGTTATAGAAAATTAGATCCTGAAACATATACAGATGTTTATAATGACATTTATTTAAAAAGATATGTTACTGCATTATTTAAAAAACAATGGGGTGCTAATTTATCAAAATTTAATGGTGTCGCTATGATTGGTGGCGTTTCGTTAAATGGCCAACAACTGTATTCAGAATCATTAGCAGATATAGAAAAATTAGAACAAGAAATACGAAGTTCGTATGAATTAAATCCCGCAATGATGATAGGATAATGTTATGTCAGTTAACCACTATTTTCAGGCTGGCAAAGGAATAGGAAGTTCAGAAGAACAAAGACTTTACGAAGATTTAATCATTGAAGGTTTAAAAATCTATGGACAAGATATACACTATCTTCCAAGAACACTTATCAATAGAGATATAATTTTAGGAGAAGATACATTATCTAAGTTTAGTTCTGCTCACGTAGTTGAAATGTATATGGAAACTACTGAAGGATTTGCAGGCGAACAAGAAATCATTAACAAGTTTGGTTTAGAAATTAGAGAAGATACCACATTTATGGTATCTAAAAGAAGATTTAATGAAGCCGTTGATAATAATGTAGCCTTAATAAAAGAAGGTAGACCAAACGAAGGCGACATACTTTACATGCCTTTGATGAATAGTTTTTTTGAAATCAAATTCGTACAAGACCAAGAGCCATTTTTTCAATTAAGTAATTTACCTGTTTATAAACTTGTATGTACTCGTTGGGAGTATTCATCCGAAAGATTAGACACAGGTAATAGTGATATTGATAGTGCGGAAGATCAATATACTTTAGATCAATTACAACATCAAGTATCTTTAGAAAATGAAGATGGTGCTTTATTATTAGAAAACGACAGTGCAGATGGTCAGAACAATTATATGTTATTAGAAACATATAACATACAAACACAATCTTTATATTCAGATAATTTAGATTTAGATACAGAAGCTGGATTTGATACAGCATCT